AGGAGATCCGGAATCACGCGGAGAAGCTGAAGGCCGAGGGTATTCAGTGCAATCCGAAGTACCTCCGATCGTTCAACACCAACGCTTGGAAGACGTTCAACCTGTTCCTGAAGAACGTCAGCGACAACTCGCAGCCGCTCGACACCATGGTCACGTTCGCCAACACGCCGGTTGACAAGAAGGACTATGCAAGCCGGCGTCTGTCGTACAGCCTGGCCATGGGCGACATAAGCGCCTACGAAGAGCTCATGAGCACGCTGTACACCCCGGTGGAGCGTGCCAAGATCGAATGGTCCATCGGCGCCATCATCGCCGGCGATGCCAAGAAGATCGAGAAGTTCATCGTCTTCTACGGCCCTGGTGGCACCGGCAAGTCCACCGTCATGAAGATCATCCAGATGCTCTTCGGTGGGCTGGTCAACGAGGGTGGGTACATCGCCACGTTCGTCGCCAAGGACCTGGTCGGTAATAACAACTCGTTCGCCACCTCGGCGTTCAAAGACAACCCGCTCGTGGCCATCCAGCACGACGGCGATCTGTCCAAGATCGAGGACAACTCCAAGCTGAACTCGATCGTGTCCCACGAGGACATGCAGATCAACGAGAAGTACAAGCGGACGTACGACAGCCGGATCAACGCGTTCCTCTTCATGGGCACCAACAAGCCCGTGAGGATCTCGGATGCCAAGTCCGGCCTCATCCGCCGCCTGATCGACGTCAAGCCCACCGGCAACAAGCTGGACGTTGACCGCTACTTCCACCTGATGGACAGGATCAAGTGGGAGCTCGGGGCTATCGCGCACCACTGCCTTGAGGTCTACAAGACCATGGGCAAGAACGCGTACAGCCACTACCGGCCTGAGGGCATGATGCTCCAGACCGATGTGTTCTACAACTACATCGTCGAGCATTACGACATCTTCAAGGCACAAGACGGCACCAGTCTGAAGCAGGCCTACAACCTGTGGAAGGAGTACGTCGTCGACGCCGGCCTCGAGTTCAAGATGCCGCTTCACAAGTTCCGCGAAGAGCTGAAGAACTACTTCGAGGACTTCCGCGAGCGTGGCGCCATTGTCGATGGCCGTGAAGTCAAGAGCTACTACTCCGGGTTCGCCGCGGAGCCGTTCAAGATCCCGATCAACGAGGTCTCGAATGGCGACGAGAGGGACCTGGCCGAGGAACTCACGGTCACGGAGTCGATATTCGACGCCATGTACGCGGACCAGCCGGCGCAGTACGCCAACGAGGACGGAACACCCACGAAGAAGTGGGTCAACGTCCGCACGAGGCTTGGGGATCTCGACACCTCCAAGCTTCACTACGTCAAGGTGCCCCTCGCGCACATCGTGCTCGACTTCGACTTGACGGATGGCAGCGGCGAGAAGTCGCTCGAGAAGAATCTCGAAGCGGCGAGTCTCTTGCCCCCGACCTATGCAGAGGTCAGCAAGAGCGGCAAGGCCCTTCACATGCACTATCTCTACGAGGGGGACCCGGAAGAGCTCGCTGCAGAGTACCAGCCGGGTATCGAGATCAAGGTCTACAAGGGCGACTCCTCGCTTCGCAGGATGTTGACGAAGTGCAACAACCTACCCATCGCCACGATCAACAGTGGGCTTCCTTACAAGGAGAAGAAGACGATGCTTGAGCCGAAAACGATCCAGGACGAGCAGACCCTTCGCGGCCGGATCGAGAAGGCGCTCAAGAAGGACTACGAAAGGATGTCAAGCACCAAGCAGAACGTCGACTTCATCAAGATGTTGCTCGACGAGGCCCACAAGAACGGCATGGTCTACGACGTGACCGACCTGCGTCCGAGGATCATGGTCTTCGCCAACAACAGCAGCAACCAGGCACTCACTTGCCTCAAGCTGGTCAAGCAGATGAAGTTCAAGTCTGAAGTCACGGTGGAGGAAGGCAGCCCCACGCCTCCCGTGAAGGGCGACCGCCGGGTTTTCTTCGACTGCGAGGTCTACCCGAACCTCTTCGTCATCTGCTGGAAGTACGAGGACAGCGACACCGTTGTTCGGATGATCAATCCGAGCGCGTTCGACGTCGAAGCCTTGTTCCAGTACCCGCTGGTCGGCTTCTACAACCGCAAGTACGACAACCACATCCTCTACGGCGCCGCCAACGGGATGGACAACGCCCAGCTGTACGAGCTGTCCCAGAAGCTGATCACGAAGGGCAACGACTTCAACGGCTTCGGCGCGGCTTACGGGCTGTCCTACGCGGACGTCTACGACTACGCGTCCAAGAAGCAGACCCTGAAGAAGTGGGAGATCGAGCTGGGTCTGGTCCACATGGAGATGGACATCCCTTGGACGGAGCCGGTGCCGCCGGAGCTGTGGACGAAGGTCGTGGAGTACTGCGTCAACGACGTGGTGGCCCTCGAGGCGGTCACCAAGCACCTCGAGCAGGACTTCGTGGCCCGTCAGATCCTGGCGGACCTCAGCGGCCTGTCGGTCAACCACACGACTCGCAACCACGCGACGAAGATCATCTTCGGGGACAACCGCAACCCGCAGAAGGACTTCGTGTACACGGACCTCCGCGAGGAGTTTCCGGGCTACGAGTTCGACCCGTTCGCCGTCGAGAAGAGCACCTACCGCGGCTTCACCGTCGGTGAGGGCGGCTTCGTGTTCGCCAAGCCCGGCATCTGGGAGAACGTCGGTCTGTTGGACATCGCGTCCATGCACCCGACCTCGATCAAGATGTTGCACCTGTTCGGCCCTTACACGGACAAGTTCCTCCGTCTCATGGACGCCCGTCTGGCGGTCAAGAACGGCGACCGCGAGCGGTTCAAGGAGCTCCTCCCCGGGGTTGCCTGGCCGGAGACGCCGGAGCAGGCTGAGGCACTCGCCAACGCCCTCAAGCTGGTGATCAACTCGATCTACGGCTTCACCGCCGCGACGTTCCCCAACGAGTTCAAGGACCCGCGGAACAAGGACAACATCGTTGCCAAGCGGGGCGCGTTGTTCATGGTGGATCTGCTGTTCTATCTGCAGGACCTCGGGATCGAAGTCGTCCACATCAAGACGGACTCGGTCAAGATCCCGAACATCACGCCGGAGATCGTCGAGATCGTTCAGGAGTTCGGCCGGCGGTACGGCTACACGTTTGAGCACGAGGCCACCTACAAGAAGATGTGCCTGGTGAACGACGCCGTGTACATCGCACGGGTCGGTTGGACCGCCAAGAAGGGTGATGTCGACTACTGGTCGGCGACGGGCGCGCAGTTCAAGCACCCGGTCGTCTTCAAGGCGCTCTTCTCGAACGAGAACATCACCTTCGCGGACCTCTGTGAGGCCAAGTCGGTGCAGAGTCCGTGGGCCATGTACCTGGACTACGACGACTCTGTGGCAACGCCGTCTACGCCCTACAAGGGCATGCACTTCGTCGGCAAGACGGGTCTGTTCATGCCTGTCTACAAGGACGCTGGCGGGGCGAAGCTGGTCAAGCTCAAGGACAACGAGGGGAAGCCGTACGACGTCCAGGGAACCAAGGGCCACTTGTGGCTCGAGGCGGACATCGTCAAGAACCTCAACCTCAGCGCCGTGGACCGGATGCTCTTCGAGGACCTCACGCAGGCCGTCGCGGACACCGGCTCCATCACGGACATCGTTGACATGTCCTACTTCGAGGACCTGGCCCAGGAGGCCATGGAGGCCATCGGGAAGTACGGCAAGTTCGAGGAGTTCGTCAAGTGAAATTCCCTCTTCCGGGCTTCGAACCGCCCGAAGAAGCAGATAACCCGTACGAGGGGTTGCTTCAGGAGTTCGTATCGGGGGTATCCAGCCCGATCCGGAAGTTCTACGAAGAGCACCCTAACGCCATCATCCTGGGCACCGAGGTGGAGAAGGACGCGGACGGTGAGTACAAGCTGATCATCAACGCAATCGAGCCCACCGAGTGATGGTCCACAACCACGGCACGGAGGAGGGCGAGGGACTGGCATGTCCGGAACTTCGCCTCCCTTCGGGTCGACTCAAAGGCAAGTGTCTTCTTCAAGAGGACGTCTTGCGGGGGGACATCAGCATCAACACCTTCAGAAGGGCGATGGGGATGTCCGAGAGCATTCAGAATGACCCGCTGTTCTGTCAGCAGCGAGCCAAAGCCATGGTCGTTGACCACATCACCAAGCGGTACCGCGAGATCGTTGAGTACACCGTGTACATCGACTCGTTCGTCCAGATCGGCTTGACCTGGAGGGCGGTCCTCCGGACCACTCTTCCGAATTCGGGAGTGTACGTAGTCCAGTACTACGCGCTCGAAAAGAAGATGACTCTCCGGGCTTACGCCATGGTTGAGGAGATCTCAAGCTACAAGGGGTAGTGATGATCAGAAGCGAAGGCTTCCACAACCCGGGTACCGACATGGCCCCGGTCAACTTCCAGCTGCGAGCCATGGAGCTGGTCAGGAACGAGATCGACCGGGTTCACACGACCATCGACGGTCACAAGGTGGACGGGGCCGTACCGCCGGTCTACGAGCTGTACGTCGTGTGGTTCGCCAAGGTCCTGAACCACTGGAAGGCCTTGATCTCCACCGACATGCTCGACGGCGCGTACTACGAGGTCACCCACAACGGCGACAAGCAGGAGACGTACATCGACGTCTACGGCAAGCGCCGCAACATCGTCGTTCCGGACTAGTCATGCTGAGAGTCATGTTCTGTCCGGGGAGACTTCTCGGGATCATCTCGCCCCTGGGACACGGCAAGATCTGCTGGTGCAGGAAGTGGTATGGCATATGACCGAAACAACCGAAGAACACCCCTACGTCACCAAGGCGAAAGAGATCGCCCGGAAGTACGTGGGGATGAACTACTGCCTCACGCATGAACCGCCAGAGGTGGTCGGTATCGAGTTCGACTTGGCCGATGCCCTATGGACCTGGGGCAGGTGGACTGTCGATTTGAAGTGCAACGTCGACGGCCACATCTACCGAGTACTACACAACGGTGTAACTGGCGAAGTCACCGATGTGGTGATCGACCCCGAAGAACAAGAAGGAGAAGCCGAGAATGGCTGAGCAGGACAACCGCATACTCCTCGAAGACGCGCGAGTCATCTGGCGCAACTTCGCCGGCGAGGAGAGGCTCTACAACGCGGAGGGGAACCGGAACTTCACCGTGATCCTCCCCGAGGACGTCGGCGAGCAGATGATCAAGGCCGGCTGGAACGTCAAGCGGCTGAAGCCCCGCGACGACAACGACCTGGGCGACCTGAGCCTCAAGGTCAAGGTGAGCTACAAGGGCCGTAGCAAGCCCAAGGCGAGCCTCGTGACGCTCTCCCGGAACTCCCGCACCCCGCTGGACGAGGACATGATCGACCTCCTCGACTACGCGGACATCGCACAGGCCGACGTCATCCTCAGGCCCTACGACTGGGACGTGAACGGCAAGCAGGGGCGCACGGCGTACCTCTCCAACATCGTCGTGATCCTCCGCGAGGACGAGCTCGAGCTCAAGTACTCCCACCTGGCGATCGACGGCGCCGGCGAGGACGGGCACCTGATCCCCCACGCGGAACTCACGCGAGGGTACGACCTGGACGGCGAGACCGTCACGGACTCCGGCTGGTCCACCGACGATGACATCAGGGAGCTTCTGAAGTAGTGCTGTACATCTTCGCCGCGGGTGTGGGCGCCTTCATCATGCTGATCGGCGTGGTGTTTGGCGCCCTCCTCGCCGACTCAAGCAAGACGTCCATATCCGTTCGAAGGGAGCAGCAAAAGTGATACTCGTCTTCATACTGGTCACGTCACTGTTCGTCATACTGTGCGCCATTGGCGTTCAGATCGCGACCGACATCGTGCAGGAACACCTCGCCGCTCGTCAGCCCAAGGGCCGGCAGCAGTGGGTCAAGTCGCAGGGCCGCCACCGCTTCACTCACTGAAAAAAAAGGGGGGACGTCATGAGCGTCACCAGTAGATGGGTCCGCAAGAACTCCAACGTCGAGGCAGTCCGGCTGAACCGCGCCGAGGTCCACAAGATAGCCTTCTGGTGCGGCGGCGCCATCATGGCTACGGACTCGGGCGGTCGTGAGGGCGCGGGAACGCTGTTCATCCAGCTCCCGTTCAAGTCGAACTACAACAAGCCCAACCGGGCTTTCATGGGCGACTGGATCCTCAAGGACGACGACGGCTTCAAGATCTACAGCCACGAGGCCTTCCAGAACGTCTTCCTGAAGGCCGAGAAGGACGCCAAGAAGTACGGCGCGATCCTGAACCTGGTGAAGCACGCCATGTCCGAGCAGGACGTCGCTGCCTACTACGCCGGCGAGGGCAAGATCGACGTGGCGCTTGTCGCCAAGACGGTCGCCCAGCAGATCTACGAACTCGGTTAGGGAGAATCATGGTCCAGCCCATCGAAGTACAGCTCATGACCAACGGAGAGATCCGTATCACGGCCGAACTGGCCCCGGAAGAGATCAACCACGGTGCACTCGTACGTGGTCTCAACGCCGACCAGGCCATCGCGCTGTCCGTCAAGCTCTTCAACTTGGCGCAGGAAGTCATCAACCGCTGATCGTTCCACGGGGTAGTACAGACCAACCCGGGTTAGGGACGGAGTACGAGGCAGGGGAAGGGGCTTAGACGTCTGGCCGCGTTCGAGCCCCGCCTCACCGTTCACACCCACGTGTATCACTCATCCAGTACAGGGGTAAAACCATGAGCACTCCCATCTTCGACCAGCTCGCCGCCGAGTTCGCCGCGAAGGGCAAGCAGTACGAGAAGCTCGTCAAGCCGATCCCCACGGGTCTCCCGAAGCGTGTCCGGCCCTACGTCGCACCGCAGTCCACCATGCCCGTCGTGGTGCCGCTGCACGTCCTGCAGGCGATACAGGAGGCTCCCAAGGAGGAGTCGAAGCCCCAGGGACTCAAGGGCGTAATGGCCCCCGGCATGTACATCGACGAGTGGCAGATGCCGGAGAAGGCTGTCGCGCAGTCCATACCGGAGGAGGCTGTCACGCAGCCCATACCGGTCTACAAGGACAGTGAGACCGTCAGCTTCAACGTCGTCAAGCTGCCCGAGGGCGTCAAGGCCTACTGCCCGCCCGGTGCCGGCGCCGAGGCCCTCAAGACGTTCCTCGAGAAGCACGGGCACCGCATCACCGAAGACCAGCGGCGACTGACCATGCTGCACCCGGAAGCCGTTTCGGCTCGTGTGGAGAAGGACGGCGCGGTCGTGCTCAGCTTCGATCCGGCGAAGACGCTCGAAGGACCGAGTGCTCTCAACCTTAAGCCGCTTTCCGAGAGGAACACGGCGTAGCCAACTGGAGAAGGAATGGTAGGAGACCTGCGTCCGCACCAGAGGAAAGCTGTTGACGATCTCAGCAACGGCAAGATCCTCTGGGGCGGAGTCGGGACGGGGAAGTCCCGCACTGCCGCGGCCTACTACATGGAGAAGGAAGCACCAAGAGACGTCTATGTCATCACTACGGCGATGAAACGAGATTCTCTGGACTGGGAAACGGAGTTCGCTAGCTACGGCGTGGGCCGAGTGGAGTCGGTCACGGGCGGTGTGGTCACCGTCGACTCCTGGAACAACATCGCGAAGTACAAGCACGTAACTGACGCGTTCTTCATCTTCGACGAGCAACGGCTCGTGGGGAGTGGAGCGTGGTCTCGTGCTTTCATTCACATAGCAAAGCGCAACCGCTGGATCCTGTTGAGCGCTACACCCGGGGATACGTGGATCGACTACGTACCCGTGTTCATCGCCAATGGGTTCTACCCGAACAGGGCCACGTTCAAGCGAGAGCACGTGGTCTACAACGCTTACAGCAAGTTCCCGAAGATCGACCACTACATCAACGAGGGCAAGCTGTACCGCCTCAGGGCGAGCCTACTCGTTCACATGAAGTACGAGCGGCACACCACAAGAGTCAACCACACGATCAATGTCAAGTACGACGAAGCCAAGTTCAACAAGGTCTTCAAGGACCGCTGGAACGTCTACAAAGACAGACCGATCGAGAGTGTGCCAGAACTGTTCTACACCTTGCGGAAGGTGGTCTACTCGGATCCGTCACGCCTCGAGGCGATCCGGGAGCAACTGGGCAAACACCCGCGTCTCATCGTGTTCTACAACTTTGACTACGAACTGGAGAATCTCCGCACACTATCCAGCGAAGTACCCGTAGCTGAGTGGAATGGGCACAAACACGAGGCAATCCCAAACACCGATCGGTGGCTGTATCTGGTCCAGTACATCGCTGGGGCAGAGGGTTGGAACTGTACGACTACCAACGCGATGGCATTCAACTCGCTCACGTATTCGTACAAAACATGGCATCAGGCACATGGCAGGACAGACCGTCTGAACACTCCCTTTACGGTCCTCGACTACTACACACTGATCTCGGATGCTTGGATCGACAAGGCCGTGAAGAAGTGTCTGGATGAGAAGCACAGCTTCAACGAGGTCAAGCTGGCGAGTAAGTTCGGCATCCGAAAGGGTGAGACGGTCAACGTGGGTTGACGTTTTTCGGGGTGGCATTTAGCCTCGGAATAGGACAAGCGCGACAATCCCGGCTGGCGAATGTCCTTTTTGAAGCCCAAAACTTTTTAAAATCGTGCAACTCAATATCTGCGGGGTCTGGCGCTTTTGGTCTAAATCTATACTCTCTCGCGCGAGACTAAGTAATATCTATAGATACTGAGATGCAGAATTTAAAAAAGTTTTCGGCTTCAAAAAGGACATTCGCCAGAGCCAGTCGATCCATCCCTATCTGTCGCAAGACGTCGCAAGATGTCCGCTTTTGCACCCGCACCCAGCACCACAGCACGAGAAAGTGGGGGGTTACCCTTCCATGCTCACTGAATGGCGTCCGATAGTCTCCTTCCCCGGTTACTCCGTCAGCGACACCGGCCTCGTCCGCAACGACGAAGCCGATCGCATCATGACGCTGATGCGTAACCAGTTCGGCATCGTTCATGTCGGACTCACGAAGGACAGGCACCAGCACAGGCGGGCCGTGTGCCGGCTCGTCGCTGACGCCTTCCTGGTTCCTCCGAGGAATGAGAACTTCGACACCCCGATCAACCTCGACGGCGACCGTCTCAACAACACAGTGGAGAACCTGTTGTGGCGTCCGCGCCACTTCGCGACTCGGTACTTCACTCAGTTCAAGCTCGGTCCTATCCAGCCGAGCTACGCCGTCGCCGAGGTGAACACCGGCCAAGAGTTCGAGAGCACCTGGGGAGCTGCTCTCACCTACGGCCTCATCGAAACCGACGTTCGTGTGGCCTCTCGGATCGACTCCGAGGTCTGGCCCACCTACCAACGATTCACACGCATCTGACGCCACGCAGATATTAACCCGCACCAAGATCGTGGGTTATGATAGAAGGGGAAGAATAAGCCTTTGCTTGAGTCTGAGTTTCAGAAGAAGCTCATCGACAAGCTCCGCGACATGTTCCCTGGCTGTGTAGTCCTGAAGAACGACTCGGGCTATCGCCAGGGAATTCCTGATCTCACGGTTCTGTACCGTGACAGGTGGGCGATGCTGGAAGTCAAGGCGAGTGCCAACGCACCCGTCCGACCGAACCAGCCGCACTACGTCGAGTGGGCAGCGATGAACTCGTTCGGTGCATTCATCTACCCTTCCAACGAACAGGAAGTCCTCAGTGCGCTTCAGGAAGCACTCCGACCTGGAAGGTACTCACGCGAGATTCAGCGCGAGTAAGTACCACTGGATCAACTGGCCTGACGACAAGCTTGACCATGCTCTGGACTTCCACGACGCCGCGGCGAAGGGCACCAGACTCCACGAGATCGCCCGTAGAGCCATCAACGACGGCATCAAGCTGTCCATGGACCCCGAGCACATGACGGAGCCTTACCAGGCAACTCTGGCCCGTTACGTCAACGACTGCGTCGATGCCGGGATGCAAGCAGAGGTACTCCTCAAGTTCTCGGAGAACTTCTACGGCACCGCCGACGCTATCGGCTACAAGCCCGGTCTTCTCGAGATCAATGACTTGAAGACTGGCGTCAACAAGGTCAGCCCTAAGCAGCTCTACGTCTACGCGGCGTACTTCTTCCTCGAGTACGAGATCCCGCCGTACCAGAACCGGGTGATACTCCGGATCTACCAAAACGGTGAGATCTTCACGTTCGAGGCCGAGATCGAGTATGTACTTCATGTCATGAGTAGGATCACCTACATCGAAGAGCGCATTCAAGCGCGACAAGCGCTCTAGAAAGGGGTGGTTCAGTGGAGATCGACGAGAAGACTTGGCTCGCCCACTACGGGACCAAGCGCCATTCTGGTCGCTATCCATGGGGTTCGGGTGAACAGCCCGGCCAGCACGGTAGCGGTGACTTCCTCACGGACGTTGAGAGGATGCGCACCGTTCATGGCATGAGCGAGACCGAGATCGCACGAGGATTCGGCATGACGACGACTGAACTTCGCAACCTCAAGACCATCGCGAAGGAGCAGAAGAAGCAGGCCGACATCGGCATGGCCCAGCGTCTCAAGGATCACGGCTACTCGAACGTCAAGATCGGTGAGCGGATGGGGATCAACGAGTCCTCGGTTCGTTCACTGCTCAAGCCGGGAGAGCTCGACAAGGCCTCGGTCACCAAGGCCACTGCCGACATGCTCAAGGGTCACGTCGACGAGAAGCACTACATCGACGTCGGCGCCGGCACTGAGCTGCATCTCGGTATCACCCGCAAGAAGCTTGACACGGCCATCACTGCTCTCGAGCAGGAAGGCTACAAGATCTACTGGGTCAAGGTGCCTCAGCTTGGCACCAACCACGAGACCAACGTCAAGGTTCTGGTCGGACCGCACACTGACTGGCCTGAGTTGAACCGTAACAGGGACAACATCAAGTCTGTCGCGAGCTACTCGGAAGACGGTGGCCGATCCTTCGACAGGATCCAGCCGCCCATCTCGATCGACTCGAAGCGTGTCGGCGTGCGGTATGCCGAGCAGGGTGGAAGCAAGTTCGACGGTGTCATCTACATCCGTCCCGGCAAGGACGACTTGTCGCTCGGCGGAGCCAACTATGCCCAGGTTCGTATCGCTGTCAACGGTACGCACTACATCAAGGGCATGGCGATGCACCATGACAACCTGCCTCCTGGTGTGGACATCCTCTTCAACACGAACAAGAGCGACACGGGCAACAAGCTCGACGCCCTGAAGCCGATGAAGAGCGATCCCACCAACCCGTTCGGCGCCACTGTTCGTCAGATCGGTGTGCCCGGTCCTGGTGGTAAGAAGAAGCTGACCTCGGCGATGAACATCGTCAACGAGGAAGGCGACTGGGAGAAGTGGTCCAACTCGCTCTCCTCCCAGATGCTGTCGAAGCAGAGCCCCAAGTTCGCTAAGGAACAGCTCGGCGTCGCCTACGAGCGACACAAGAACCAGCTTGACGAGATCATGTCGGTCGACAACCCCGTGGTCAAGCGTCGCATGCTGGACGACTACGCCGAGTCTGCAGACGCCGCAGCTGTACACCTCAAGGCTGCCGCGCTTCCTCGCCAGGGCACACACATCATCCTGCCGATAGACACACTCAAGGAAGGTGAGGTCTACGCTCCGAACTTCCGTAACGGTGAGCACGTTGTTCTGATTCGTCACCCGCACGGAGGCAAGTTCGAGATCCCTGAACTCGTCGTCAACAACAACCATCCGGAAAGCAAGAAGCTTCTGGGCAACGCCAAGGATGCGATCGGTATCCACCACAAGGTGGCCGAGAAGCTGTCCGGCGCTGACTTCGATGGTGACACGGTTCTGGTCATCCCGAACAAGGACGGCAAGATCAAGACTCAGCCCACGCTTGATGGGTTGAAGAACTTCGACAACAAGCGCTACAAGATTCCTGAGGGCAGCTCCATTCCTCGGATGACCAAGAAGCAGACTGGTCCTGAGATGGGTGACATCTCGAACCTGATCTCTGACATGCACATCAAGGGTGCACCGCTGGACGAGATCTCTCGTGCGGTGAGGCACAGCATGGTGGTCATCGATGCTGAGAAGCACGGCCTCGACTACAAGCGTTCGGCCGTCGACCATGGCATCGCGGATCTGAAGCGTCGCTACCAAGGTGGTGCCAACAAGGGCGCTGCAACTGTGGTCTCTCGTGCCAAGTCTCCGGTTCGTCCCCTCGAGCGCAAGCTCAGGATCGACCCTGCTACTGGCAAGAAGGTCTACGAGTACTCGGGCGCAACGTATGAGAAGACCACCACCAACAAGAAGGGCGAGGAGAAGACCAAGGTAATCGACAAGCTGGACAAGCGGTCGTCCACCAAGCTTGCCGAAGTCGAGGACGCACACCAGCTGTCTTCGGGTACGCCTATCGAGAAGGTCTATGCAGACCACTCGAACAGGATGAAGGCCTTGGCTAACCAGGCCCGTAAGGAAGCGCTCGCAACTAAGCCCCGTCCTTACTCTCCGGCTGCAAAAGAGCACTACCATGAAGAGGTCCGTACTCTCAACGCCAAGTTGAACCTGGCCCTGAGAAACGCCCCCCTCGAACGCCAGGCCCATGTGATCGGCAATGCCATCATCAGGCAGAAGCAGTTGGCTAATCCTGACATGGACAAAGCCGAGATCAAGAAGCTGAAGTCTCAGGCGCTTGCTGAAGCACGCAATCGTGCAGGCGCAGAGAAGAAGCGGATCGAGATCACTGACCGTGAATGGGAAGCCATTCAGGCCGGCGCCATCACCACACACAAGCTCAATCAGATCCTTAGCAACTCAGACATGGAACGTGTCAAGGAATTGGCAACGCCCAAGTCTCACAAGCTGATGGATCAAGGCAAGGTAAACAAGGCCCTGCAGATGCTTGGTAATGGATACACACGTGCACAGGTGGCTGACCATCTGGGTGTGTCTGTGTCCACGCTCAAGCGCAGCCTTGCAGAAGGTGGTGCATGATGCCACTATCCAGGCTCACCACAGTGGACAACCCATTCGATCCTATTGATCAGTTCGATCAGTGGTACGTATGGGACACAGCACATGGCTATCACACGCTGTCCTACCAAGCACGTGTGACTAGGTCATCTCACGAACTGTCCGAAGCTGATCAAGATCTTGCGATCGAGCAAGCAATGGACGAGATCGTGATGTTGAATGGTGGATTGTACAAGAAGGTTGTGGAAGCAGCCAACGACAGTCAACCAAACCTGATCGATTAGTGAGTACGAACGATAGTCAGAGCACTCTCATCTGTTAACGAATCACGTCTTCGTTGATGGTTGAGAGTGCTTTGGCTATCGTTCATGCTTCGTCAACTTAGGTTGACCAATCGTCGGGTCCTCCATGTTGCTTCGATAGGGGGGAGGGGTCTCGCAAATCTGACCCCCCTGTGCAT